TGGCTTTAAATCCATTCTTGGTGGAGCGCGTATCCCGCGTCCGAGGTTTCGGGATGGAAGGTGTTCCCGTCTTTTGGGGTTCCTTCGTTGAAGTGGTCGGGATGATCGCAATTTTGCCCCGGACATTTCCAACCACCACGAAACAAAATGCGGGAAAGATCGTAAACAGCGGCGAATCCCATGTCCATGCCACAACCTCCGATTTTAAGGCCTTCGTGCTTTTTGTCGTAGGTTCCTACGCCGAGGGCCGTAGCTTGCCAGGTTATTCTCAACAATCTATCGCCCTTTATTACGCGCAGTTCAAGGACTCGGGACATTCCGCTTTTCGAAACGTGTTTTAATTGAGTATAAACCGTGTCACCTGGTTTTAATTCAATGAGATTTAAAAGGCTGTTCCTTGCTTCTTCTTTTTCCTTCTCTTTCTTGTTCATAATCTGCCTCCTGTTTTTTAAAAGCGCACCAGATCCCCGAGTTTATCGGGGTTCCGGTCTGCCTTTAAAGCCTCCCTTGTTCCTGAAAAGAATAATATCCGGATTCTGTACAAATAACATGATCTAAAACATGGATTCCAATTACGATGCCGGCTTCTTTTATCCTTGCGGTCGTTGCGATATCTTCCCGGCTGGGCTCAAGTGTCCCGCTCGGGTGATTGTGGGAAATAACGATTCCAGAAGCATTGGCGAGGATTGCGCCCTTGAACACTTCGCGGGGATGAATGATTGTCTCCGAAACAGTCCCGCGCGATACCTCGGAATAACCCTGGATCTCGTTTTTGTTGTTAAGATAGACAACATAGAAGCTTTCCACGGTCGCCCCTGCCATAATTGGCATCAAGAAATGATGGACTTTCCGGGGGCTGTCAATGCGTCCATTCTCCGCGGTGATCCGCTCGACCTTGTCACCATATACGACTTTTAACTCTCTGACGTACATAAAAACACCTCCTGTTTTTAAACATCGGAAGGGGCCGGAAATTGTGGTCTTTCCGGCTCTATACGCTGGTTAAAAGCGGGATTTTAGAGGGCCATGTTTTAATACATGGAAAGGGCAAGATTTTATTATCCTGCCTATTCGATGGATTAAAAAATGATTGCTTTTTCTCGCCCGTCATGGGTGAATGAAAGCGGATTTAAAGGATCTTTGCGGTGTCTCTCTGGTTTCCGTTTGTTTTCCGGGGTTGTGACCGGATTCCCGCATTACGGCCCGTTTCCGGGCTCCACTCTGCGATTGCTAGAGATGCCTTTTAAGGATTTCCTCTTCAAGCTCTTTGTCATACATGGCTTTAAGCCACTCAACGGTTGTACAGTTTACAACCTTCCCTTGGATGATTTTTTCGCTTTTTTCGTTGTTCGAAAATAAATCATCAAGGAACTGTTTTTTTTCGGGTGTCATACTCTCCCTCCTTTTTAAGACTGAAATAGAACTTTGTCTGCTTTCCTTGAGAGGCAGAAAGACTTCAAAACCCTTTCTTTCTCTTCGATTCTTAACTTACGGCTTGAATAAATCACTATACCATCTCTTCCCTGTTTGAGTATCTGAACTTTGATCCCTTCTATTCTGTCTTGTTTCATGGTTCTGTTCTCCTTCTGTTCTTGCTATACTTACAAGATAATCATACTTGTTAAATAGTCAAGACATTTTTTATTATAATAAAAAAAAGTGAGAAAATATATTGATTTGGAGTCCGAACGATAAATAGGTTGATCTATTAAAAAGGCAGGATTGACCTTTCCGCCCTGTTTACAATGTTTCAGGCAATGAATAATAAATAGTTGACGTTTGTAAGATAAAGCAGTATATTATTAGTACCTTCTGTTTTTGTTAAGATTGCGAACACTTCAACGATGAACCCGCCCTAAAAAGCGGGTTTTTCAATTTCCGGGCTGAGTTCTCCCCCTTCCCTCTCTTATTCTTAGGGGCAACAGGCTTCTTCTCTTGTGTTCCAGCGTTGAAAGCTCACAAGCATTAGGATCAGCACAAGCCAAACAACCAATAAAAGCTCACAATTCACCCTGCACGCCGCGCGCGCTCAATACGCATTACGAAGTAATGCAATCCTATAATGCTTTGCATCGAGGAATAAACAGACCAACAGATGATATGATAAGAAACATTACGGGGTTAGGCTCGTAGCTCTTCGGGGACACTCCCCCACAACTCAGAAAAACAACGGGGAGGGGGGTACAACGGGATTCTGATTCTTGTACCCCGGCGACAACCCCACATCTGAAACGCTAAAATCCTATAAACTCGATTGAAAACATATTGACAATTCAATCATAGTATGGTAGGGAGGGGGTATCTTTTCAAGGGGGTGTGTTTATGAACAGGGAGCAGAGGAAAGCGATTAAGAAGATACAGGGGGAGCACCTGAAGACATTGGGGCTGACGGATGAATTGAGGCCATGGCCGAGGGAGAAGTGGCCCCCGCAAATGGGAGAATCGAACCGCATGAATGTGTTTGTATCGAAGCGGTTCATGGTGCAGGTATTTGATGAGGGGAATGGCATGGTCAGGCTTTCGATTAACCGCGTGGCGTTTAATGGTGAGTCCTGGGATGCCGATATCACATGGGAGGAGTTGCAGCAGATAAAGAACGATGTCGGGTACTGGCACAGGGATGCTGTGGAAATATTTCCAGCGGACAAGGACGTGGTGAATCTTGCGAACATGAGGCATTTATGGGTGTTCCCGTGTCTGCTTAATTTCGCGTGGAGGCGGTAATTATATGTTTCCTATAATTATTACAAGAACTTTAAATCCATTTTGGAGGATTATTTTTAACAAAGGATGGTGGAGAAACGAATATCTGAACAATAGAATTGAATCAAGAGGGTTCGCGACGTTATATGTTTTCAAAAAAGCAATCCATATTCTTTACAGTTACAAATGGTATTGTTGGTGGTTATCCGGATGGCGTCCAGAAGGATGCCGAGGGAAACCGAATGATATATTATATCCATTTGGAATAGGGTATCCCAAGAAGAAAAATTAACCTCCGCGATCGGCGGTGAATGAATGGAGGAACCAATGGTGTACAGAGTAGGAGAGGGCTGTCAGTGTTGCGGGACCTGTATTGATATCTGCCCGATTGGGTGTGCGAAGATTACGGAGAGGGGGGCGTGGATTGACGAGAGGGGCTGTGCGGGGTGTGGGGGGTGCGCTGCGGCCTGTCCGGTGCAGGTGATACGCCCGGTATTGGCGCAGGGGGAATTGAGAAGCTTCCATGTTAAATAGATGCAAACGAAAAACCCCGCCGAGTTTGCAAGCAGGGCGGGGTCAATCGTCATAATCCTTACATGTCTCGTTCTTTTTCGTTATCTTATAAACAACCCTCTCTTTTTTATTATATAGGGATAGGAGCTTACGCCACTACTCTATTCTTGTTTAGGATGAGCTGATAATCGCCGGCAAGCAGCCGGTCCTGATATTTCTCAGGATAATGATCCCAGGGGTTCCCGAGGAGGAAGGCCAGGGGCCTGTACCATTCCCGGACCCCGAGCCTGATTTCAGCGTCAACGTGATAGAACCCCAGGAATGGGACTTTGGTCACCATGTCGTTTCTGAGAACGAACCTGAGACTTTGCGGAATCCGCTTGTTTGTGCTCAGGGCGAAGGCTTTGTTTCCGACCCTGGGGCTTCCGAAGGTCAGGAGCGCAATATCGACATCGTAATTGAATTGGATATCAACCGCGGCCAGGGTAGCCAGGGCTCCGCCGAGGCTGTGACCGCAGAACACCACTCCCTTGATTTTTTCGGTTTCGAGCGCCGTCTCTACGATGTCGCGGATGGTGTCGTGGACCTCATAATACTGGTCATAGAACCCGCTGTGGATGCGGATGTCTCCTTTGGTGGCGAACGGCGCCACGAGCTTGCCAGTCTTCCAGAACCTGAGATTGTCCTTCCAGTCCTTTCCGCCGCTGGATCCCTGAAAACAGATGAATAGGATGCTGGCGCTTACGCCCGTATCGAATTCCGTGTGATTGATTTTGTACCGGTTCGGGTTTTCGAGAAACGGCTTCCAATTCCCGTATTCGCCGCGGTAACTGTTTATACTGGCCTGAATTGATTTAAGTGCGAGATCGTTTGAAAGCTCCATGGTCCTCCTTTTAGGGGAGGGGCCGGGATCTTGGGGGATACCCGGCCCCTGGGGGAGAAATGAGATAGGGAAACACGACCATGAGACTGAACGGACTTGAAAAAAATACAAGCACAAAATAAAAAAAGATTGACGTATTCGGATTATAATCATAGATTATATCCAACACAATAAAAGGAGATTTGATATGGGAAAGAAAAAAACTGTGACCGTTCCGATGGATGGACCTGGGATCAAAAACATCATGGAGGCCCTTGACGAAAGAATGGGGGCTTGGCCCAGGACGGCGACTCCGGAAGAAGCAAAAAAATTCAGAAAATGGTTCGTTCCGATAAAAGGGCTTCAGCCAGGGGATCTGGTGCGAGTCAAGAAAGGGCCAGATTTTTATAAATTCCCTGGCCCCAGCGATGTATCCGAGGTTATTTCCGTATTCCCGGCAATGAAGGACCCGGCTGTGGAATCCGGTTCGTCGACATTTCTTCTCGAGCTGGATTTTTCTATTCTTGTTATCACTCCGGAGGGGAGGCCCAGGCTTTTCGCCATGGACTCCAGGTTTTTTGAACGGGTAAAATAAAAAAGGGGGTAAAAGCCCCGGAATCGGGGCCGATGGGAATATGGAAAAATTAAAAAAAGTTGACTATCCTTTTGCGGAAAAATGTCTGGATGAGCGGCATAAAATCGACGAAATCGTGGACTGGATAAACAAGCACGAAAGTACAGAGATGGCGAAGGCCCTGGGCCGTCAATCCGGAGAGTCTTTAAAGCGGGCAAAAGAAGAGGCGGTAAGGGAAGCGATAAAAGAATACGAGGCGTCCCTTCGGGATCGAGTTATCCGCGGAGATTGGAATCGAATTTCCACGGAACACGTCCACTGGAAAAGAACAAAAATTCTCGAAAACGAAATTCGGAATCTCAGACAAGAAATAATGAAACTGAATTTGGAAAACTCCAGGCTTAGGAGCCTTCTCGCTAGGAGCCCGTCATGAAAATATCCGACCTTCCGAAAGAGGAGTTGCTTGCCGAGATCCGGTTCCTTTCAAAAAAACTGGAGATTGAGACGGGAAAAATCTCCGCAGCACGGGCAAAAGCCAATGAAATTTCATCACGCATGAAGTCCCTGGAAGGCCAGATTTCCGATCTTGAGCAGGGGAAATTATTCAAGTAAGGGGGAAAGAGATGATCGTTAGGAAAAAGAACTTGGAAGAGCTAATCTGGGCCATAGTCAAAAAGCGTTTTCTGATTGAAGAACACGAGTTAGAGATGAAAATCCACCATGATTACGAAAACAGCGTAAATGGGATAATAAAACGTCTCGACGAGATGGAAAAAAGCGAGGGGTTCATTGACCGGGTTGTAGATCGAATAAACAAAAAACAGCTGAGGAGGCCGGAATGAGAGTGAATCCGAAATTATTCGACCGCATTGGAAACGCCTTGTGGGCCGTATTTTTCCTGGCGGCAATGACAGGATCGGTCCTGGGAGTGGTCGCTTTTTTCACGAAGCGCGGGGATCTCTCAAGGCTGGAACGGGCCGAGAAAGAGGCTGAACGGGCCAACCAGGACCTCGACAATCTCCTGAAGAAGCTGAACACAAGCCGGATGGCTACAAAGTGGGAGGCCGCGCATATCAACGAAAACAGCCAGGACAAAAATCTGATTCCTCCAGAGGTATTCGATGATAAAAAATAAATACAGATTTTACGGCGTGGCTTTTCGGGCGCTTCTCATCTGGAGATCCGGGTTCTGGAGAGGGTATCGGCGCGGCGAGGCCATCTGGAAGAAGTTTTGCAAAAAAGAGGTTGAAAGAGTGCGGAGGGAGTGCGCGGATGAAATCGCGCTAAAGGAGGCCAGTCATGCCGAAGAACGCCGGAAATTATTGGATTCTGCGAATGATTCAAAGAATCAGCTTCGGAAGTACAAAGAGAATATTGATCGGGTTGAAATTGTCGCTGGATCGCTGGTTTCGATTTTTCGCGAACTGAACATGAATACCTCTGCTTCGTTTAAAAAAGTCGTCACGGCGCAGCAGGAAGTCGAGTGCGTGATTCGGAAGGACAAGGCGCTGGAGAAGAAAATGGGGGCAATAGAATGATAACGGAAAAACTTATAAGAGAATCGGAGCCGGGGGACATGCTTGCTTGCGGCGTCGCCCATACGAGCTTCCCGAGCGAAGCCATTAAATGGGTCGCGGTGCGTGGAGAAATCGCGGATTGGGCCGTTTATACCGGTCCTATCGGGGAAAGCCTTGGTATGATTAAAGATCGTGGGGCGAAGGTTTACAACATCGGAACAGTCCGGAAATGGACAGAAGCCACGAATGATGCAATTATGCTTTACAGGGATTACCGCGAAGAGGGGAGGCCGATGCCATGAAAATAAAATCGATAATTTTATACCTGATCACGCTCTGGTGCGTTTCTCTTCTGGTTATGCCATGGAGGGAGGTTTTCATCTTTTTTTGCGCCATGGCCGTAGCCGCGATTCCCTTCATTCCGAAGAAAGTATTTGATTCGCTGAAGGCGATGGATTTTGCATGGCTCGACAGCGGAGAGGAGTTTTTTGTCGATCACATGAGGGGAATTCTTTTTACGACCTCTATCCTCATTGGGGCCATTCTCGCCATCGGAGCGATTAAGTCGGGGTTGATATGACTAGAATTCGAAGAATTCCCGGATCTCTTCACCTGATTTTTGATCCGATTCTGAGCTTTCCTGGATTCGCTGCAGCAGTCGCTTTGTTTTTTGTGCTTTACAATCTCATTGAAATAGCCGTACCTATCCGGAACCGGCTCCTTGACTGGATCTGGATATTTTTGACCGTTCCGGGGTACTGATGATTTTAAATTACGAGCCGGTGAAGGGCGACCCCGAGTTAATAAAGCTCGGGATTCATCGGGACACTCACCCTTTCGACTTCACAAGGGTTCAAGACGATCTCAAAGAGTGCATCAGAATAGGAGATGATGGCACTTTTTATAAAATAATCCGGACCCTATGCCAAAAAGACCTATTTTTCCTGCTTTACTTCATCCTCGAATTTCCGGTAAATGACCCATTCTGCATCGCCCGATGCTATGAGGTCCAGGCCGACTGCAATTATACGCTCGACCTATGGAGCCGCGAACATTTTAAATCAACAATCATAACGTGTGGACGTTCAATTTTTGACGTTATTCAGAACCGGGAGAATCGGATTGGTATTTTCAGTCAGACCGGAGCCCTGGCAAAGCGCCACCTTAACCGGATCAAACTCATCCTGGAATCATGCGTGGAACTTAAAACGGCGTTCCCGGACATTTTTTTTGCGAATCCCGCGAGTCAAAGCCGGGTCTGGAGTACGGACTTCGGCCTTCTCTGCAAGCGCCGAGGTAATTTCGTCGAAATGACCTTTCAGGCTCACGGGCTCATCGACTCCATGCCTACGGGAATGCACTTCACGAAGATGGTTTATGACGATATCGTATCCCCCCAGGAAACGAATTCCCCCGAAATGATGAAAAAGCTCGAAGACCGGTATAGGCTTTCGATCAACCTCGGAGCGAAGGGCGGGGATCGTCGCGTGATCGGGACCAGGTATAACCTGGGCGACGTCTACGGCATGATAATGAAGCAGAAGAAGTGGAAGTCTCGAATATTCCCGTCAGAGGTTGACGAGAACGGGAAGCAGAAACGCGACGGGAAACCGGTGATGTTAACTCCGGAAGAACTCGAAGAAAAGAAGACGGAGATGGGTGAGTTTATATACTGCCTTGACGGCGAAACGAAAATATTAATGTCCGATTATAGCGTAAAATCGATAAAGGATATTGTTTCAGGAGACGGCGTAATAGGTTTAAAGCGCGGAAGCATAAAGTCAAAATTACAACTCATAGAAACTCCCGTAAAAAACGCTTGGATAAAAAGATCGATAAAAACGATAAAAATCATTCTTGAGAATGGGGATGAAATTATATGTACCCCGGAACATAAATGGTGGACTGGGAGATGGAAGGGAAAAGGAGAAGAAGAGAGGAGAAAAGAATACTCCCCTGTCGGGTTGGGATATGGAGAATTAGGGAGACTTTCTCAAATTTTGGATTTCAAAAGAATCAATCGAAATAATTATACCGAAGATCAGATTAGGGCATGGGATTATTTAGCTGGATTTTTTGATGGAGAAGGCACAGTTTCCGGGGGGTCTTTGAGTATTTCACAATCTCACGTGGTTCATCCTGAAATTTGCAAAAAATTAGAAGGGGTTTTGGAGAAGATAGGAATAAGTCACAGCATATACACGAAAACCGAGGAACAAAATCAAAAATATTCCAGGAACGGGAAGGCTTCCCGGACTTATCTATTAAGGGGAGGACGGCAATTTGCTTTCGAATTTTTAAACATAACCGACGTCGCCAAAAGATCACAAATTGTAAAACGACTGTTTGAATATAAAAGCAGAGTGAATAGCAAAGGCGGGGCCTCCAGAATCAAAGTCGTGGATATCGTGGATTGCGACTCAAGAGATGTTTATGCAATAGAGACGGGGACCGGAAATTATATCGCGAATGGGTATGTATCGAGCAATAGCTCGCAGATGTTACAGCATCCCGTAGCTGCAAGCTCCCAACGATTCAAAACTTCCGACATAATAACGAATCCGAACCTTCCCGATGGAATGAACTATTTCCTGATTGTTGACCCTGCAAATAAAAAAAGGAAAAAGTCAGACTATACTGTCATGTGGGTGATCGGTACGGCTTCAGACCGGACCTATAGAATCGTTGATGTGGTTCGTGATAAATTGAGTCTCGGGGAAAGGACCGAAAAATTATTTGATATTTGCCGGGAGTACGGAATTCAAGAGGTCGGATATGAAGAATACGGGATGCAATCCGACATCGACCATATCGAAGAAAAAATGGTAGAACTGAATTATTATTTTAACATTATCCCCTTGGGCGGGATTGTCTCGAAGGAAGACCGGATAAAGAAGTTGATGCCGATTTTTGAAAAAAAGCGGTTCATCTTCCCGGAAAATATTTTTTATACCGACTACACGGGAGAAAAGAAGGACCTTGTTTACGACTTCATTTATGAGGAGTTTTTGACCTTTCCGTTCGGAACCCACGACGACTTGCTCGACTCCCTGGCGAGGATAGTGGACCCGAAAATGCACGTTTATTTCCCGGAATACAAAAAAGAGGACATTCCTCAGAAGAAAAAATGGGACCCGCTGGCCTCTCCGTCAAGCCGAGCGAATACGGGATGGATGGCAAGATGATTTTATTGATTGACAAAAAAAAATACCTTGAGTAAATTACGCTCATGAACACAATCACGGCGCCGGCAAGGCGAAAACAGGGCGTTCCCCTGGTTAGCGAAGACCCCGGAGATCCCCGGTTCGGCGACGGAAAAGAGTCTGCCCGTGACATGATGGCCAGGATCGAGGCCGCATACCAGGAAAGCAAGTCCGCATTTTATCCTCTTCTCGTTCTCATAAAAGAAGACCATGAATTTTACATGAGTAAGCAATGGGATGATAAATCCCTTCTTCTCCTCCTTGAGAAGAATATGCCGGCTCTCGTCATAAACATCTTGAAAAAGCAAGTTGACCTGATGTCGGGGTTTGAGCGCCAGAACCGCACCGATATCAAGATATTCCCCGTTGAAGGCGGAGACGATTATACCGCCGAAGTCCTCACGAAGATCATAAAATGGATCATGAAGGATCGGAATCACGAATTCACACGCAGCGATTGTTTTAAGGATGCGCTGAAGGGCGGGTTGGGGTGGCTCCACGCTTGCATCGACTACGAGGACGATCCTGTCAATGGCAATGTTTCGATAAAGAAAATAAGCCCATTCAATATTTTGCCGGACCCTCATTTCGTCGAGCGCGATCTATCCGACTGTTCTTATATCGTTTTTCACAAAAGGCTCCATAGAAAAAAAGTTTCACAGATGTTCCCCGAACACGCGAAGTTTATCCTTTCGATGAAGGGGAATCCATATAACAACGACGGGATCAGGCAGGATAACGAAGTTCCGAACGACCAGGGCGACTTTCTTCAGGTTGTGGAGTTTTGGCACAGAGAATACGAGGTCCGTCCGTTTCTGATAAATGCAAATAACACGTCCGACATGATGGAATGGGGTGGTTCTGAAGAAGACCTGCAGGTCCTCCTTGAAAGCAATCCCGCATTTATAAAAGTTGATAAGCGCGTTGCGGTCATGAAAATGGCCTGTACCATTGAAAACGATCTCTTGGTTTATGACGACTACAGCCCCTACGGTGGACCGGATTACCCGTTTATTCCTATTTTCGGGTTCTATGAGTCCTCGTATCCGTATTGGGACCTGAAGGTCCAGGGTGTCATTCGCGCCCTGAAAGATATCCAGCGCGAGAAGAATAAGCGCCGGTCGAACATCCTCGAAGCCACAATGACCCAGGTAAGCTCGGGATGGATCGTCGAGCAAAACGCCGTTGAAGATGTGAGCGTCCTCGCGCAGTCTGGCGGAGCAGGAAAGATAATTTTCCACAGGCCCGGGAAGCCGGCCCCTGTTCCCATCAGTCCTCCTCAGATGCAGCAAGCTCTATCCAGCTTGAGCAGATGTCTGATCAGGATGCCTACATGGTCGGGGCCAATCCGGATCTTATGGTAGCCATGACCGAAAAAGGCGCTCCTGGAATCACGATTCAGTTGAGACAGCGGCAGGGTCAGACAGCCCTCCAGGAAGTTTTCGACTCCCTGTCTTATGCCTCGAAAATGCTCGGACGTCTCCTGATCAGATACATTACCGGATTCTCGAAGGTAAAGATAAAGCGGATTCTCGGAGATGATTTTAAATTTACGAAACAAATGAAGGCCCTGGCAGAGCAGATGCAAGCCCTCCATGAGCAGATAGAGCAGATCGCCGAAGCGGAATTGCCGGCCCCGAATACTCCGATCCCTAACGGACCCGTTGAAAAAATGGCTCTGGCGAAAGCTGAGAACGACGGGGAGCGCGCGGATATCGAGCAAGGGATCATGATGAGAAAGCAGGAGGCCGACCAGGCCGAGCTTGAAAAGCAGAACAAGGCCCGGGAAGAGGCCATAAAGCCGATAAAGCAGCAGATGGAGCAGTTGAGCAAGCAGATCGCGAAGATCAACGAAAAGGAAGACCAGTTTTGGGAGGATTTCGATAAGATCCGCCTGAATTCGAGGTTTGATGCCGATGTCGACGAAATGGCGAATAACCAGACATATAAATCTTCAATCCTCGCCATGCTCTCCCAGGCGAAGCAGTATCAAGTCCAGGTCCCGGACGAGATTTTCATGCAGTTTATGGAGATGCCGGATTCCGCGAAGGAAGCGTGGGCCGCGTACATTGAGCAGACCCGGGCTCTTCAGATGCAGAAAGCCCAGGCCGACCAGGCGTTGGCCCAGGCAAAAACCATGGAATCTCAGATGGAGATGCAGAGGGCGCAGTTGAAGGCTCAAACCGAAGTCAGCATCGCGAAAATCAAAGCCGAGGTTGATTTAAAGATAGCCCAGGCCGAGAACATGACGAAGCTGGAAATCGCCCATGTGGGAGCGAGAGTGAAATCCAGGCAGACCGCGGCAGAGATCGCAGATCGGCAGCTTGAGAGGCAGGAGGCGGGGGGCCAGGAACCGGCACAACCCGAGCCGGCCTCTGCAGAAGCACCGCAGGAAACAGCGCCGGCTGAAGGAGCAGAGTATGGCGGACAAGCGTAAAACCTGTAAAACCTTCGAGGAGTTAAGGCCGGATTGGGAGGAGCTTATTACTTCCATGAGTGAAGAAGGCGCCCATAAAACCGAAGTCATAAAGGAACTCGGGATTACCGAGTACACTCACGCCAAGTTCATGACCGAAAATGAGGAATACGCCAGGGTCTTCAAAGAAGGCGACACTCTGGCCGAAGCTTTTTATCACAGAACCTTGAGAACGAATCTCGGTAATAGGAACTTTAACAACATTTTGTTGATTTTTTATTTTAAAGCTCGTTTCGGATTTAACGATCAAACGCCACAAGCACCAAAAAGTGGTGGACGACTTTTGCCGGATCATGTAGAATCGGGGGAGATTGAGGAGAAGTACAAACAAAAAGGGGTGATACAATGAAGACAGGGGAATTGAAGTATGTGATCGAACACGAAGAACGGAACATCAAGGCCGCGGAAAAGGCGCTTGAAAAGTATTGCATCAGGAAGTGGAGTTCAACAACCCACAGGATGCGATTCAAAAATGTGGGGAAACCCAAATTCTTCTATGTCAGGAAGAAGATCGGCGGGACCGTAACCGCGATTCAAAAGATAGAAGAAAGGCCGTTGAACATTGTTTTTTCGGCCATCGAAAAATTGCTTATGCGGATCGGGAAACCGGTCAATTTATAATAAGGGAGAATTTTAATGGGTGACGACTTTACGGGCGAAGACAATTTTGAAGGGACGCCGCCTTCTGATGACGCTTTTGTTGACACAGACGACTCTCTCGACGATCCGAATAGCGTCCAGGGATTAAAGAAAGCTGTTGTCGCAGAGCGCCGGAAAAGGCAGGGATTAGAGGAAAGGCTTGCGGGAATAGAATCCCGCGCAGACGAAGCGTACAAAAAAACGCTACTGTACGATAGCCTTATTGAGAGTTCGAGACAACAATCTCAACCTCAATATGATCCGAACGACATCCCCACGATTGCCGATGTTCAGCGTTTGACTGAACAGGCGGTGAGCAGGGTGGAAACCACGGCCAGGGATCGAGAGGTCCAGGCCATGATTGAAGCCGCAAAGAAAGCTCATCCCGACTTCGTGGAAAAGGTGAAGCTCGCAAAGCAGATAGCCGCGGAAAATCCCGGGCTTGACGCCGCGATCATGCTCGTCAAAAATCCCGCCCTCGCAGCCTATCAATTAGGCTTAACGCACCCCTCGGTAAATCCGAGAGAAGCGGAAAAGGCGGCTCAGAAACTCAAGGAGACGGTTGATAAAAATCTTCAGTCTCAGTCTACGCTCGGGAAAGTCGGCTCCGGAGGAGGTCAGGACCAGAGAGCGGCAAAAATGCCGGAACCTGGAAGTCCTGCTTTCGAAGCCATGATCCATAAAGCGAAGGGGTACTGAGTCTCCTTTAATCAATTTAAAGGAGAATCACAATGCCTACAACCTTGGCACAGATAGACCCCGCCGTAAATCTATTTTACGACGGCGTTCTTTTACACAGGGCAACGCCCTATCTCGTACACGCTCTTTTCGGACAGAGGCGTCCGATTGACCAGCGCAACGGAAACACGGCGAAATTCCGTCGTTATCTGTCTCTGGCGAAGTCGACCGCTCCTCTTCTTGAAGGAACGACTCCTACTGCTCTCACGGTGTCGAAAACCGACATCACGGCTCAGCTGAACCAGTACGGTGCTTATGTCGAATACACGGACCGGGTCGTTTTCGAGAACCAGGACCCGATTCTTACGGAATTCGCAGAACTCCTCGGAGAACACGCGGGATTGTCTCTCGATACGGTTTATCGAGACATAATCAACGCCGGCCTTTCGGTATTCAGGGGCGGTGCTGTTGCACTCAGATCCAGCATCGCAACCAAAGCGACTCAGGCCGAATTCAGGAAGATTAAGCGCACTCTTCGCAAGGCCCTGGCTAGGTACTACACCAACAACATGAAGGCCGGTCCCGGAGTTGGAAGCTCTCCGATTCGTGCCAGCTTTTACGTGATTGTTCACCCGGACGTGGTCCACGACCTTGAAGCTCTAGGCGCCGGCGTCTGGATTCCCACTCACCAATATCCGGATGGCGGAGCCAGTGCTCACGAAAACGAAGTCGGCAGCATGGATGCTTTCCGTTTTATCGAATCCACGGAAGCGAAGGTGTTTGCTGACTCCGGAGCGACTGTTGGCGCTCTCGGTTGTGCCTCTACCTCGGGAGTTTTATGCGACGTTTATTCGTGCCTCATCCTTGCCCCCGATGCTTACGGCATTGTGGACCTGAAGGGAAAGGCGCTCGAAAACATCGTGAAACCCCTGGGCTCGGGCGACGACCCTTTGAATCAGAGAGGAACTACGGGATGGAAGGCCATGACGACTGCTGTCATTCTCAATGATTTGTGGATGATGAGATACGAAGTCCTGGCGACTGCGTAATAAAAAGGAGCGTAAAATAAATGGGTAAACCTAATTTCGTCACGGGGTCGGTCGTTTGCGACCCCTCTACCCTGGCAAATATCGACGTCAACATCGGATTCGTTCCGAATCTCGTCGAAGTCAGGAACTACAAGTTGTCGTCCATTCTCACATGGGACGACATGATGGCCGCTGGCGGAGGTATTGTCGAAGGCAATATCGAACTCAACGGCATGCTGATCGATTGCCGTCCCGCAATCGGATCGACTCCGGCGAACCTTCTTACCGTCGCTACGGCAGTAAGAATAGCTGGCGTCACCAAAGCCATAGCCGCGGTAGCCGCTGGAACTGCTCTTACTGCCACCACCGTTCCTCAAAACAAGTGGGGCGTTTTTGGCCTTCAGGCGGGAGCGGACGGGACCATCGATGTTTTCGATG